TCACTGGATACTGCCCTCTGGCCTCGCGACGGCAAGTCTGCACAGCTTCTGGTCCAGCGCTTCCACCGCCGTGCGGACGCTGTCTGGCAATTCTTGGACGTAGACGCCCAGAGTCGTGGTCGGTGTGGTGTGCCGCAGGAGTGCCTGGGTGTTTTTCGCGCCAGCGGTCTCGTGAAACCACGTTGCGCAGGTCCTGCGGAAGGCGCGGAAGTTGACCGAGGTCGCCGGGTCCACCCACTGCTTGCCCTTCGGCCAATCCTTGGGCTTCTTCGGCATGATCCCAGCTCGCACCGCCGCCGGCCAGATGTGGCGCCTAAGGAAATTTCTCGTGCTGATCGGCCGCCCATTGGCAGCCGGGAAGATCAACGTCGATGAACTGGTTGCGCGCCAATTTAGGAGTTCGTCAGTGATCGATTTCGGAAGCCAGACCCACGCGCGCGAGCCGGGAGTCTTGGTGTCTTTGATCTGCGAATCCACCGCCGCCTCGTCAATGCGCAGCCGACCGGCCTCGGGATCGAAGTCATCCCATTTGGTGGCGAATATCTCGCCTGGCCGCAGCCCAAGCACGATACATATGCGAGCGACCAGCCGGTCGCGGCCCTCCATGGCGTCGAGGAGGCGTGTGATCTCATCCAGCGAGAGGAACCGCCGGCAGGTCGCCCGCGTCGCCGGCCGGATCAGTTTGCGTGCGGGATTGCGCTCGAGCAAGTCCTGATCGATTGCTTCCTCGAGCGCGGCTTTGATGTAGATCCGGACTTTTTGCACCATGCTGGCCGACCACGACTCGGCGATCTTCTTGACGAGCATGTCGATCTCGAACTTCTCGACGCGGCGCAGCAGGCGTGCGCCTACCACCGGCAGTACGTGGCGATCAAAGATCGTTGTGATCACGGCTTCGGTTTTCGGGCACCACGTCCTCGTCGGAACAAAGCGGTTGGTCCAAAACCACTGGAACGTTGGCTCGCCCTCCGGCGTCAACGGCCGCTTCTCCTGTTCGGCGATGTGGGCGCGAAGCTTATCCTCGGCCTCCCACTTGGTCAGCTTCGACTTGAGACCCAGCACGACGCGCGCATGGGTGCGCGTGCCGTCCGCACGCCATGGCATCCAGTGCCCGATCCATTTCTTTTCCGTTTTGCCAGAAACCGCGATCCAGCCCTTCTGGTGCCGTTCACGTGGCATGCCTAGTCTCCTCGAAGGGTGACGATACCTTCCTGTTGCGAGAATCATCAAGGCCGCCTACGAAGCGCGCCGGAGTCCTTCGGCCCGCTGTTCGGCGATCCAACGATCAATGTCGGCGGCATCGTAGCGCAGCAGACCACCGATGCGGACGACCGGCAGGCGCGGATGCTTGCGGGTGCTATGGTCGCGCACCCAGGCGACCGAGACCTGAAGGCGTTCCGCGACCTGACCAGGAGCCAGCAGACACACTCCAGCCATCAATTCGCCCTCCCACCTGGCGCCCCTTGTGGCAGTGATCGACGGCGCCGCTTGCTGTGTTTCAGCACGCCCGGCTCGTCCTAGAACATCCGGCGCAGCTCGGGCGCTGTGCCGGCTGCTGGTATGGAGACCTCCGCGTCCGGCGTGTAGGAAACCGCGTGCTGCGCCTCACGCAGTGCGGCGCGGAGTCGGGATTCATATAGCAGAGGCCAGTATCCGTTCGCATCGAGCAGATCGTCTCTGGTGAAGGCTGGGTCCGCGATGTACTGCTGCAACGCTTCTTCGGCTACCTTGTCGTGCCGGAATCCGGTCTGGGTCTCCGCATATCCGCGGCCGGCGCATCCACATACGCCCTCGGCCAGCGCTGCGCGGAAATCGGCCTCTTTGATGGCCGCCGTGATCTGGGGAGTGGGTTCCGGCACACCGAGCGCAGCGTAGATTCGCGATTGCACGCGATCCTCGAGCGCACGGGCTTCGGCGGTTTTCATCGGGCGCGGCACGTCCGCCACGCACACCTCGGCGGCGTCATGGAGCAGGCCGTAGACTTCCATCCAGGGATTTGTGGGCGCGTCCGGCGGTCTCCCATCCACGGCGCGCGGCATGAGGTCCGCAACGAGGAGCATGTGCATGCCTATGGGCCAGAAGATCTCGGCGGCGCCGGAGAACCGCACGAGACGCATGCTCTGGACGGCGATATCGCGGATCGACGGAGCTCCGAAGTCGCGCATGACGTGAATTCCACTGAACGTTAAGATGGGACACCTCCAGCGATCAATTTCCTGCTTGTGAATGCCAGGCTTCGTTTCACGCGCGCCCGGCCAGCGCGGCCTCCGGCTGCGCTAGGCAGCCATTGGCAGCGCCATCGGTTGATTGGCCTTTATTGGTTCGCGCCTGTAAGGACGGTCGCCTGCCCATTGCCTCCCGCGCGCTCGCTGCATCCCGTCGAAACCAATGCGCCCCCGCATGGCGCCGGGGAGCCAGGCGCCAACACGCATCCTGGCCCACGCCGGCGTGTAGTGGTGGAGGCGAGGGGAGTCGAACCCCTGTCCGCGATGTGTTCGCGTGCGATCATCGGCAATCTCTTAAGGGCGGCATTGCCAGTAACCGGGGCCGGCGAATCGCCGCCGAAAGCTTCATCTCAGCCAGCCCCATGCGGCCAACATCGCCGCCGCGCTGGCAATCGCGGCGGCGATGACAAAGGCCCGCCGGGCGCGACGGAGTTCCTGGCGAACTTGGGCCATCATCAATGCCTGGGTGATTTCACGGTCCTGCATCATTCGTGTGCTTCCGGTGCGAACATCTCTTCGTCGTTTTCAGCGTGCTCGACGAGTGCGTTCATCACACGCCGGTCCGCCGCTTTGATGGGAGTATCCGCTCTGCTTTGACATTCAATGCAGAGTGTGGCGCCCGGCACTGCATCCAGACGTTTGCGTGGAATCTCAACGCCGCACTCGTCACAAGTGCGGACTCCCGGTGCAACGCCGTTGTGGGATAAGTTCGTCATACAACCCCCATCACTGAAATGCCTCGCTGCTGATTCCGCGCAGCCGGAAGTACTGGCGCAGCGTGCAGAGCGCGCCAGCATGTAGTTGGGAGATCCGGCTCTCGTTGACGCCCAATTGCAGTCCGATCTCGCGCATCGTCTTTCCGTCCTGGTAATAGGAATGGACCAGTACGCGCAATCGCGCAGGCAAGGTCGAAAGAGCTGCGTTAAGTAAGCGACGGCTCTCTGCGTGCGCAGCCTTCCGATCCGGCCACGGGCCTGTGCTTCGGAGGCGCTCCGGTTCCAGAAGTGGGAACGGAGCCCCGTAATCTTCCTGCCCCGACGCCTTAAGCTTGGCCCGCGCATCACGGGTCAGGTGATCGTTCGAGCGCAGCGCATCGCCGATTGCGCCAGCGATCCGCCTGCACGCGTAAGCGCCGAACGGCACGGCCTTCCCTGGGTCATATCTGGCAGCTGCATGGAGCAATCCGATCCGAGCCTCCTGGCATAGGTCCTCTGCATCCACGAAGCCTGCGGGATGGCGGGGCAACCGCTTGGTCGCATTTCGAGCGATGGCTGCCGCGAGCGGGAGATGGTCTACCACGAGCTGAGCGGTTACGCTGCCCTGCATAAGCCCACCTCCGGCATCTGGTGCCACGCGCGGTCGTCAAGAAGGCAGCCCGCGGCTTGGCTTCCCCATCCCTTGAAGAAGAACGGGATATCCTCCTCGACACACCGGTCGCGAACCGCCTGTGCCCATTCGAGGTACATCGGCCGCGCGCCGGGGCCGGACTCGCCCCCGAGGATCAGCCAATCGACCGCGCGCTCGCAGAGACCGCCTTCTCCATGGGGAATCTCCATCCCCGTGGCTCCGCAGGCATTGAGATCGGCCGGCCCCAGCATCGGTTCCAGGCTGATCCCGCGCACGCTGACGCCGGGGACGCGTAGCAGTTCCGCGACGCGGTTGGCGGTTGCCGGCCCTGTGACGGTGGTCAACAGCCAGAAGTTCGGCGGACAGGAGTACTGATCGAAGAATTCCCGTGCCCTGCCGGGCCGCTTGGTGCAGAGAATCCAAGTGTGCGGCGTTCGCGCCATCGCCGCCAGATACGGCGCAAGCCAGTCAATCGGAAGAGATTCCGTGAATGCGTCCCCGAGATCGCCCAGGAAGATGGTTCGCGGGTAGCCGTCCAGCCATGGCTTCCCCGGACGACCTGTACCGGTGAGATCCGACCAGTGACATGCCTGCTCGATACGCCCGGCGAAGAGTCCCGGCTTATCGAACGAAGCCGGCCAGCCCGGAAGACTCGCGTAGCGTCCGACGAGGGAAGCCGCGTAACAGTGGCTCTCCTCGGCGGCAGCGCGGTGCAACTCGCAGCCATCGCAACCGACGACAGGGTTGATGGTCGAGTCACACCAGGAGATTTTGGTCTCTCTTCCCATCACCCGCGAGCCCCCGCTGAGTGGCCGTTCCTGCCGCATGGCTTGTCAATGCCGAGCTCTCGGAGATCGATATCCTCGACAACTTCACCCAGGCGCCGGATGATGCGGCCGAAAAGTGCCGGGGCCGACATGCCCAATGCGCGCGCCGCTTCCGACAACGTCATGCGTTCCCCATCGAGCGTTACGAACCGGTTGTTGGAGCGCTTCGTGCGGCCACGATCGAGCTTCTTTTGGAGTAGCTGCTCGATGCGGAATTCATAGACGGCGATGACCTCGCGGAGTGCGACGATGCACTCAAATGGCGTCCTGTGTTGCCCGCTCTGGCGTACTCCGCACATGGTGCAGACACGCCAGTCGACTACCGCGTAATCCGTTGTGGCAGTCATTTATTCGCACCCCGGATGCCTGGCCACGTGTCTGGCCTCGCCGCGGCCGATCAGCGCCTCTATGACGAGCGCGAATGAGGATTGCGGCCCATGGATGATGGGCTCGTAGTAAGTTGGGTCCTTGAATTTCAGTTCATAGATCCGAGACCACCGCTCTGTCTCCGGACCTGGGTTGGCGCGCCTGCCAGCGTAGTACTTATGGTTTGCTGCCCGGTGTCTACATCCGGGACAACGCCCACAAAAACACTTGGTAACCATGGTCTTCCTCTTGCTTTTGCGGGGGGGTTTATGGCAGGATGCAGACAGACATAGCCATCCCGACAGAAACGAGATGCTTTGTTTGCGGGTCACAAAGTCCTGTCGCAGAGGTTATGTGGCCCGCGTCTCCGCAATCGTCTTACTTACAAGGTTGAAAAATCCACCGATATATTAATCCGGGCTTGACCGAAATTACAATCAATTTCGGATAATAAATTCCCAACCGTGAGAGAATTGCTTTACCGGAGAAAGCCATTTATGGCACCTGCAATAAGAATTAGTACGAGATTGCCCAAAAATATTTCAAATCATTTTCAATATAAATCGCCGAAATCGAAGGGCTTAGCTTAACTTTGGTAAACCGGAATTTACCGGAGTGCGTTGCCACTCCCCGTTGGCCCACTGGCTTGCCACCACTAATTCAACATCCTCCATCTCGTCCTATGCCGAACACTGGTACTGGTCGTCGCGGCAATGTTCGTAGGGACCGGCAGTCCAGCCCGTGCGTTTCGCGCTAATCGGCGCATTGGAAACGAGGGTTCGCTCGTGGCACTCAGGACACGTCATATTCGGCCTCCCGTGTGTCCTCTGCGCGATTTTCAAACTTCGTGAAAGAGTGGAGGAACACCAGATTTACCTTCCCTACAGGGCCATTGCGCTGTTTCGCTACGATCAGTTCGGCCAGCCCACGAAATTCGGGCTGGTCGGGCTTATACATCTCCTCGCGGAAAATGAAGGACACCACGTCGGCATCCTGCTCGACGCCGCCAGAATCCCTAAGGTCGCTCAATTGTGGGCGGTGATTTCCCTGCCGATGCTCCGGCGCGCGACTGAGCTGAGAGAGCACCAGCAACGGCACGCGGAACTCGCGGGCCATGATTTTCAAGCCTCGCGACAGCGCCCCGACCTCCTGGTTCCGATTCTCCTTCGTTGCCGCGGTCATCAGTTGCAGGTAATCGATCACCACCAGGTCAAGGCCTCCCTGGCGCTGACCGAGCGCCAGCAGCTTCGCCCGGATGCTTTGCAATGTCGCGATCGGCTTGTCATCGACGAAAATAGGCATCTCGCAAATGTCTGCAAACGCCTGCTGCGCTCGGCGGCGCTCCTCCCTATCGAGGCGACCCGCCCGAAACTTCATTTGGTCGACGCGGCCCCTGGCGCAAATGATCCTGCTCAGCAGAGACTCGCGTGACATCTCCAGGGAAAAAACGGCGACCGTCTTTCGCCGCTCAGCGCAGTTATGGGCGATGTTCAATGCAAGCGCTGTCTTGCCCTGGGCGGGCCGCGCTGCCAGGATCACTAGTTCGCCCCGGTGGAGGCCGAGTGTCATCTCATCGAACCGGTAGTAGCCCGTCAGCAGGCCCTTACTGCGCTGCGATGGATCGAGGAAGGCGTTGATTCCCCCGTCGAACCACTCCACAATTTCGACCGGACTCAGCAGCCCACGCGTTTCGATCTCCTCGGCCTGGATTCTTCGGCGTGCCTCCTGGACGAGGTGCTCGATATCCGCTACAGAATTGCCCGCCTCGATGAACTCGGTAACGTCCTTTCCGGCATGGACTTCGACGACCAGGACCTCGGCAGCTTTGCCCGTCAAGTCACGCTCGATCAATTTCGCCCGTTTGCGGCCTGGATCGTCATTATCGGGAATGATGAAGACATGCCGGCCGCGCAACGCTTCCGTATACTCCGGCGACCATTTCTGGGCTGCACCGCCGCTATTGGTCGTGGCAACCAGCCCGCCAGATTCGAGCGTGCGAACATCCTTCTCGCCCTCGACGAGGTACACGGTATCGGCCTGCAGAATGGCAGGCAGCCGGTACAGCACACGACGGACGTCGGGTAGCTCCTCATCTCCGGGGACCGGCTCGCCCTTTGCCGGATACCAATCGCCGCCGGGTGACTTTCGGTAGGCGCCCTTCCGTATGCCCCACATCCACGCGCCATCGCTGGGGTGGCGGCGCCGCTGCCTGAATTCCTTCGATTTGCCGTCACGCCCAGGTTCGATCCGCAGGACCTCGTATAAAAGCTCCCCGCACTCGTCCGTGTAGGGATACGTCGCTACGATCTTTCCCTGCGGCTCGCTGAGCACCTGCGGTTCTGTCTTCTGCTCCCGTGGCAGACGTGGCACTTCCAGATGAATTGGATTGATCCCGGTTAGCTCCGAAACACGCTCCACTGCATCCTTGAACGTTGCCAGCCCCTCGACTTTCATTACGAAATCGAAGACATCGCCTCCGGCCTGGCATCCGAAACAATGGAATAGCTGCTTGTCGAGCGTTACAGTGAAGCTCGGCGTCCGCTCTTTGTGAAACGGACAAAGTCCGATCAGTTCATTCGCATTGCCGCCGCGCCGAAGCTCGGCGTACTGCCCGACGACCTGCGCAATATCCGCGGCCTTCTTCACGTGATCGGCATCGATCACGCTACCTCCTCCTTCCACGGCGCGATCCATTCAGCATTCGGGTCCGTGCCGTCGCTCGAGCGCTTCGCGCTTCGCTCTGCCGCCTTGGCTTCGGTGCTCTCCGGGGGCTGATCCTTCCAGAGCCGTCCCTTGTGGCGGTCATTCCCGGTTAGGAAAACGTTCGGGGCCGGTATGTACTTTCCGTCCTCTTCCGCCCAGGCCCGTGACTTCTTCCATCGGCGGAGGCCGGCGAATACATCCGGCAGGGTCTCCTCGGTGATCTCGCCAAGGGCGATCAGCGATATCCAGGATTGAAGTGCCGTATCGACCCGTACCGCGTTTGGATACTCCGCGATCCACCGCTCAAATGCCTCCAGGAGGGGTTGCGGTAGGGTAGCTGGTGTAGGGTTGGCTTGTGGTTGCAAGCGCACAGCAGGGTCCGTTGCGGTTTCGTCGAGGGTCGGTTGAGGGTTGGTTGAACCAACCTTGCGCCGTTCGGCGCGTACTTGGGCGCTGAGCTTTCCCGCGTGCGAGCAGCGATCTATGAAGTCCCCATACTGCTTCCGCTGTGCATCGAGGCGAGCATGGCGCAGCATGCCCTCCTGATCGGAAGTAAAGCACCTACCGAGGCGATCCCAAATCCGGGTGAATTTCTTCCGCGGGATGCGACAGATATTCGCGAGCTCGGTGGGGTCTGCTGGTATCCTTTCCTCGCACCAGCACAGACACATCAGCCAGAAATACACACCGCGCTCGTCCCAGTCCATCGCCTGGACATTCAGGTCGCCCATGAAATCGCGCGGGTAAAACTGGAACGCAGGTGCTTTCTCTTTCGCCATCACGCGACTCCCTTGATGCGGATGACCGCTCCCGGCGTACCCAGCGCGTCCGGGTGCTCGCCAGGAAATACCTTCGCCGCAACACATCGCACCACGCGGGAGTCGTCCTCCCAAACGCCAGCATCGCTAAGCGCATCTTCCGTGGACCGGACCAGCTTGGACAGGTCGGGCCGTTTGTCTGGCCAGATTTGCCGCCTTCTCGGCGCGCTCTTGGGCTTGGGAAGTGTGAACACCATCTGCACATCGACGGGTCCGACCAAAGGCGCCCCCATGGTTAACGCGTCCAGTGCGGCGTACTTCACCGCCTCACGCCATGGCTTTACTTTCGCGGAACTCTCCACTAGAATTCCGCGCCCCATCTTGGTGTGGCCGATCAGCCGCTTTGATCCCTGGGGCGCGGGCAGTCCGATAACGCGAATCTCGACGCTCCGTACTGCCCGCTCGGGGGCCATTTACGCCGCCTCCGGCCCCGCGGTACGTGGGCCGCCGTTTTCCGCGATCACGGTGTCGGCCCAATCCATGACTGCGTGCGCGGACTTCGCCAGCGTGCGGTTGCCGGCGCCGATGTGATCCTCCATGTCGTGGAAGATCAGATTCGCCGCATCGAGAATCGCGTCGCGGCCGGTTTGGAACATTACGTTGGACCGCAACGGTTCCTGCCGGCGCTTACCGTAGCCCAGGTCCCAGGTAACGGCAGAGATCCATTGGTCAGGGCCAATCTCCAGGAAGCGGATTTCGACACCACCCCTCTGCTTCTGTCCTTCCACGGGAAACGTCAGACGCCGGATGGTTGGCTCGTCATCGGAGTACAGGTCGTCGTGAACCGGCGCGGGGTATGCGCGAGCCTCGATGAGGCGGGACTTATCCGTGATGGCTTCCGACTGCGGCGGCTCAGGCGGCTTCGGTTCGTCTGACGGGTGATTCACCATGAAGTCGAGGACCGCCTGGCGCTCCATGTCCGTCATGGGCCGCGTGCGGACAATCTCGCCGGTGTCCTGGCGGACGATAGTCGCCTGCCCTGGCTCCGGCTTATCGAGGATGACTTCGCACGGCACATTGCGCATCTCGTAGCCAGCGCCCAGTAGGGCGGCAAGCTTCGACGCACGGCCGATCTGCTCCTCGATCTTCGCCTTATACTGCGAGTCGATTTCTTTCTTTTCCTGCTCCAGCTCCGAACGGAGGCGGGTTGCGGTAGCAAGTTGCCGCGCGTTCTCTGCCCATTCGTCGGGCGTAAAATCGCAACGCAAGAGTTCGGTGTATTCCAAGGTCGGCTCCTTTCGATGACGGCCTAAAAGGGCACGTCCTGGTCTGTGGGAACGTAGTCACCGTCTGGCGGGGCGGCGGACGCGCGCGGGGCGGGTGAAGCCGGCGCGTGCATGGCCTTGAGTGCTTTGCCGAAGAGGTTATCGAGATCCCGCAGCTTCTTCGGTTCCAGTGCCTTCACTTCGAGGCTCCCGCCGCCCTGCCGGGCGATTCCCCACCTTTCGCGCTTGTCGCCCTCCTGATCGTCTTCGTGCGCGCACCACATGTCCACATCCAGGCCGCGGAAGTCATGAAAGCCGGGTGTGCTCGGGTCCAGTTCTTTGAAACTGAAGCCCTTGAATCCGAGAATCTTCAGGTCTTCGAGGAAATACTTGATCGTTTTGTCCGTGATGGCGCGGAAGTGGGTCCTCTCATACTGCGCTGGCGCCGGGATGTAGCGCGTCGGGTCGGAAGGATCGGCCTTGCCGAGCACCGTGAACTGGAGAACGAACTGGGGCGTGCCTGTCTTGGCTTCGCCGAGCGCCTGGCTGGTCACCTTGCAGGCGTAACGGCCAACTTCGTAGAACGGTTTAGCCATTCGCTGCCTCCCGGCCCTGCTTTACGGCCGCCATGAAATTCGCCCATGCCTCTGCGACGGTTGATCCCATATCGATTTCAGCCGGCAGTCCCAGGCGGTTCTTGGCGTCATACGATGCGTGGCGTTCCGTAAAGAGCATGCGATGATTCCCACCCGCACCCTTGCCGCGGGCGGCACCGGTCTTCTTGTTCTCCTGTACGGCCGTCAGTGTCACCTCGAAATTGCCGAAGAGAACGACGTCGGCCCATTTATGCGTGAGGCCCCACGTCTTGTCGTGCATGTCCGGCGTGTAGCGGTCGTAGTCGGCGCCCTCGGGGTTCTTGAACGGCTTCACCTTCGTGTGGCACAACGAGACGATCGCCATTCTCCGCTCGGCACGCAGCCGGTCGAGGGCATTGAGGAACTTGCGCCACTCCGCGAGGGCTACCTCGAACCCCCGCATGTAGCCCATGAAGCCGCGCTCACCCCAGTCGTTATTGAAATCGCGCTCGCAAACGAACTCATGGCAGAGACGTTCGGCCCCGTTGACCGTATCCAGGGCCAGCGTGCGGTACGGATGATCTTCGACGGTCAATGTCTCGATGGCCCCCAGGAGGTCGTCCCAGCTCTGCGCCTCGGGGAAGTGAGGGACTTCCGGCAGGCGACCGGAATCGATCAGGGTTTCCAGGCCAGTCTCGCCTTTTGTTTCGAGGAATACGGGCTTGACCGTCTGTGCCGCGAAGGATGTCTTACCCCATCCCTCCACCGCATGTAGGACCGTGCGGTTCGGCAGCCCGCTACCCTTGCTGCTGATCGCAGCCAGGGAGGGGCGGTTGCTCGTTGCGACTGGCGCCGCCTGCCGCGAGCTCGCTGCCCGCGGAGTTGCTTGCGCTGTTGGTGTCATCGTTCAGCACTCCTTTCTGTGAAGCTAAAAACCACGCCTCTAGCGCTCGGTGCCAGAGGTTTCCGAAATACAACGCATCGCGCTCCTCTTCGTCCTGCCGCTCGATCCCAAGTTCGTATTCGTAAAAGTGCTTTCGCCGGCAGGTTTGAAAACATCGAATCCGGCTGTTGGTGAGGACATTGCGGCCGTCGCCCTCGATTCCCGGAAGTTCCGTATGAACGCAGGGTTTTCGCCGCCAATTGTCGGTATCGGGTGCATCGTGCCCCGAGCAGATCCCAAGGAACTTGCAGGGACCGCCGTACAACATGCAGGCGCCCGAGTTCCGCGCGTGCCGGCCAGTGTTGCGGGCGTGCAAGATCTCCTGGCCGTGTTCCCACAGTTCGACGGCATACTCATGCAGCTCGGCATCGAGCCGCGGGATGGATCGCCGTTGGAAGTACCACTCCGGCCGCGCCAGGGTGCAGTCGTGCGCCAGGCGCGCTTCGTACATTTCCAGGGTCTCGCGCGGCTTCTCGACATTGAGCGCCAGGATCGATTCGTCGGCGAGGTGACGGCCGAAGTACTCGTGCGTCACCGCGGCGCTCCTGGCTTCGGCCTTCGTGAGCAGCTTCGGGCTAATCGTCGGCTTCCGAACGACATCCCAGACCGCGTCATCCACTTTTCGGCCGTTCAGCCACTCAAGCAGCATGTAATGACTCGGCTGGCCCTCCACGATGAGTTGCCGCCAATACGGCGAGTTTGGATCGCTGATGTCTTCGGCAGTCGTCTTGTGATCCATCAGCACAGCGCGATCGCGAAAGGCCGCGCTCAGGTCGATTTTGCCGGCGACGGTAAAGGATCGGCTCTTTCTCCCCGTCCCCGGATTCCAGAGGTCCGATTGGACCACCCGCTCCACTGCGACCGGTAGATACTCCGCATCGGCCCAGCGCGCATGGTAGCCAGCCAGGAGGCTCCGGCATTTCACAGCCATGAGCGCGCGGGATTCGTCCGATGCTGGCCGCACAAAGGCATCGACTGCAGAGAGGCCAGCGTCAAGCCGTCTTGGCATATTTCTCCTTGGTGCCCTCTTCCGCGCGCCAGCCCGTTGCGGGCACGCCGTACCAAAACTCCGCCGTCCTCATCGCATGCTCCAGAAAGGGCGAAGCAAAATCTTTCCTTCGGCCGCCGGCCGCGCGCGACCCGGCGAACATCAGCCAGCGATCACGGTCGCGCACGAGCCACACGCGCGTGCCGCCGCAGTTTGCGGTGACGCAGGCCGCGTCCGGAGGAATCGGCAGCCTTGTCAGATCCCGCTCTGCTTTCCGATCATGCTTCGCCCCAGTACGCCCAGGGCGAACGGGATCAAGTCCTCGCCCTTGGGCACTTTGAACAGCCAGAGGACGGCGCCAAGGGCGATCAGGATGAGGCTGACCACGACGTGGCCAGCCTCTCTTTCGGCGAATTCGGCGATTCGTTGCATGGTGGTTAGACTTTGAGGCCGGCCGTCTGCAGCTCCGACTTGAAGTCACTGATCAGCGTTTTGACGGCCGCAGCGACATCCGCGTCGAGGGTGACGCTGACCCCCTTTGCCAAGGTTGCCTGGTCGGTTGCGTTCACCGCCGCCGCCACGTCGCCCAGAACGCCGAACGCCACGCGCTCGATGGCCACCGCCGTCTGCGCGCCCGCTCCGGGGATCAACGCCGTGATCCCCTCGACAATGGTGGCGTCCTTCTGGACCGCCGGAATGACCTTCTCGACGGCCTGAAGGCCGGCATGGATCTTCTCCAGGGCGAACGCATACGCGTGCCCGATGGACGTGAATGTAATCATGAGTTTTCTCTTTCTGCCCGGAGACCGCCGGGCGCGGCTGGAAATCTTGATTCGATGTCATGCATCAGGCGGACTTGGTCGTGTGCGGTTTTGCTGATGCCCGTCGTGTTTACTGGGGGGAAGTCAAATCCGACCGCGCCCAAGCCACAGCCAAGCTGCCCGCTGATTCCTCCAGAACGCTTCGAGCGCAATGCGAATGGCCTTCAGCCGGTTTCTGAAGGACATCAGGACCTGCTCACATCGCGTGGGCCGCACCGTAGGCGATCAGCCAGAGCGCGGATTTGATCTTCTGCCAGGTGGATTTGGGCTTCACGAACGCGCTGGTGGCGGTATGCACATCGGCAGTTACGCCGGCGAGGTTATCGGCGTTCTTCACGGCCGCACCTGCAAGTTTCGGGGCGGCCTTACCGGCGGCTTCCGCAGCCTCCGCGACACCCCGTGCGGCGACCGTCGCCGACTCCACGGACGCCTTCACATCCCAGTACAGGTCGTCCCAGGAGTCGCGCAGATCCTTGACTGTGAATTGAGTTTCCTGCAGTGCCGGTTTCAAATCGTCACGGATTCCCGCCAGCGTGTCGTTGGTGCTCGACAATTGCGCATTTGCCGTGGCAACCGCGGTGTTCGTGGTCGTGATCGCAGCATCTACCCGGGTCAGAGCGTCTCCGGCGCGCCGATCAAGGATCGACAGCGCCCGATCCACTTTCGCCTGGCCAGCCACAGCCTGCGAGTTCACGGCAGCCAGCAGCTTTGTGTGTGCGGACCTCAATTCGGTTACCAGGTCCGTGCGGGCGGCCCGGAGCTCGGCAGAAACGGCCCCCGGCAACGCACAGGTGGCCACGGTTGCGGCCCGGAGCAGGAGGATGGCCTGTACTGCCACCCCAGTCAACGCCGCCAACAGGGCGCACGACAGCGCCAGTCTAAGCCGTTGCATTCGGCACCTCCTGGCGCGCGGCGGCGATGGCCTGCGTCACATTCGACTGGCCGGCTATCGTGGCGACCAGGAATGCATACTGCGGGTCGGTCGCGTATTTGCCGGCGACCGCCTCGATCAGCGCGTGCAGATTCCGATCTTTCTGGTACTGCTCCCAGGCCTGGTGGTACGGTGCGCCCTCCGTAATGAGCCAGGCATAATCCCGGCAAGAATCGTCGAGCGAGTCGTAGTCGGCGAAGTCCAGGTCCTGCACGACGGACTTGCCGTTCACGACCTCACGCGTCGAGACCGTGCAACATTTCTCGTGCCGGTCACTTTTCTTGACCCCGAAGAAATTCGCGTTCCCCGCCGGCTTGGCGCCCCACTTCGATTCCAGTGCCCACTGCGCAATGAGCAACTGCGCCGGACATCCGGTCTTCGACTCCAAGTCAACGGCAATGCGCGCGACCTCATTCAGCCGCGTTTGACGATCATCCATGGAACACCTCCAGTTCTAGCTATCCGCCCGCAGTGGTCCGACACGACAGCGCCATGCGCGAACCGCCCGACAAATCGTGGCCAACTCGAGCTCGTAGATTCCTCGCGCAAATTCGGAAAGAGTAAACGGCCTGGGTTGGTCAAGCGCAACGAACGCATCGCGGACACGCTGTCTGCTTTTCCGAGTGGCAGCCCGGTGCACGCATTTGCGGCATGTTCCGCAGGTGCAAAGTGGGCCCCTGGACTGACGTTGCTTCGGCTTTGGCTTTGGCCGGCGCGCCTCGCGCATCAGGCGCTCGCGCTCCCGGAAGCGGCATTGCCGGCACCGTCCGCAGGTGCAGGTTTCAGTTGTGACCATTCTCTTGCGCCGCCAGCAGCGCGGCGGTGATGTGACGCACGGCGCGCTCTTCTTCGCCGTCGGTTGACTCGACGCCGCGCAGCGCTCCGACAACCGGGGTGAGGCTGATGTGGACGAGCTCGTGGACTACGACCGACTCGACCAGCGCGAGCATTTGATCGTCTGGCAGCCGGTGGTCGGCTGGGTCGAGCACTTGAATGACCGCCCTCCTCGCCGGGTAGTCGATCTCAACTTGGCCGACGGTCTTCGGCCGCAGGTCCTTGGTTCGCGCCATTTCGACCGATATATGCCAATTGCCGAGCGCGAGGCGGTCCTGCCAGGTCTTGAGGCAAGTTCCCGCAAACCGCAGCGCCGCCTGCGTGCGATCATCCGCGCCGGACAGCCCACCAGTAGCCACATCACCTGCTACGCGCGCCTGCGCGCCCAGCGAGACTGCCATCAGAGCGGGCGCTACGAATCTAATCCACCGTGTCATCGGTTGAGGATGCATGATCCGGTTGTGGCCCTACGCCACAGGATCTCGACGTCCTGGTTCGGCCACACAAGAACCGCCGCCGGTTGGATTCTCTGGGCCGTAACGCCGGCGTCGAAGCACTGCAGGATGATGTGCACGGTTCCGAGTCCGTGCGTGGACGACGCCACGTAAGTGGACTGCGTCAGTGCATAGGCGTGTCCGTATGGCGTGCCGGGAGGGGACGGCACACCCCGCATCGTCCCCGAGGCGCAGGTGTAGGGCCGGTCCAGCGTGCCCGACGTCGCCGAGACGTAAGTGAATTTATAAACGCTGAGACAGGGCTGCGTGGCCAGCCAGTAACCCGTCATCGCCGAGGTCCATGCGGTTCCGATCCCGGTGACCTCGTCGGAACCGTTCGTCACGGTAATGGAGCCGTCTGTGTACTCCGCGGTGCTGACCGTCGCAACATACGCGACCGCCCCGCCCGCGGCGCAATCTACCGGGGACCAGGCCGTTCCGGTCCACGTGAGACACTGCCCTGCTGTGGCCCCGCCTGCGGCGAGCTGCTGCGGGAGTATCGTCCACGAAGGGCTGGGCGGTGGCGAAGTCAACTCGACCGTTCCGATATCGAGACTGCCGGCGCTGGTCGGGACCAGCCAGTAGCGCGGCCCCCAGGAAAACGGCCCCACCGAGTGGCCGTTGACGGTCTGCTTGGGCACAGCACACGTCACTTTGTAGTACTGCCCCGAGGGCGTTGCGCTGTCGGTGGGCGCCAACGAAGCAGTGAATGCGCCGCCCGAAAAGGTCACCACCGTGGGCGCGCCGATCACGCGCCAGCCCGCCGCCGCGGTGAATGGTCCCACGGCCTGGATGGAGCACGACCCCGCGAGCGGATCGCCGGCAGGGTCCCTGATCGTGCCGGTCACTGTGGTGGTTTGGGCGAATGCCGGCAAACAAAGCGCGAGCAATAGGCAGAGTCGCATTTCCTTCTCCGTGGCTCAGATGAACGACGGGCTGGCAACCGCTACCGGGAGCGGCAGCGGCCACCCGAATAAGCAGAGGTGATCGTAGGCCCAGAACTTGATCAGCGGCACACCGGTGCGCCTGGCGGCCAGATACTCGCGCTGCCAGGGCCAACCCGGGGAATACCAGCCCTCCAGATAGCGGCAGTGTGCCTGGTCCCAGGAGAGTTCCGCAAAGGGATAGGCCGCGCACCGCTGGGCCTGGTCGATGTTGTGATCGATGCCGCCGTATTCGAAGCCTTCGCAGAGGAACGTATCGAATCCAGAACCGGCGCGCGCCTGCCATTCGGTCGGCAGATTGATGTACCGGGTCAGTCTACACGTGTCTGGGTCGTTCACATCCATGGGCCAGAGCAGTTCGAATACGGCAGCGGGATAGGACGCCAGCACGTAGGTCCGGATCGCGTCCACATACGCCTTCAGCCTGGCGTGCAGGAAATTCGCGTCGGCATAGGAATTCACGGACGGGTCGTCATTCGGCGTGTGAAAAGTCGCCAGCGCACGGCCCAGCGCAGCTTGCGCCGCCGCCGTGGTGTCGGCATCGTAGAACGCCATCCCGGCGGTGTTCGCCTGATACCACCACAGCACCTCGCCGAACTGGAGGCGCACCGCGAGCGAGGCCGCGGCCATCAACGCGGCCATGCCGGCGTACACCTTTGCCATGTAGCTTTCGACCGGGGCGCCGAACGCTGCCTGGGAACTGTAAAGCGAGCCGAAGCCGGTCGACGTCTGCACGGGAGTGTTGTCCGGATACCGCTGCACCCAGACCGCGCCGCCGGAGGGATTGTCGGGCGGATTCACGAGTTCCTGCGAAAACGACACCGTCACGCCGATGCCGGCGGAATAGAGTAGCGCAAAGTAATCCGCATGCCAGTCGCGAAAGGCCCGATTGAGCACGGGAGTCTGGGTCGGATCGATGACCCACGTAGCGCCATACGTGCCGCCTTGCAGGTCGCCTGTCACCGCAGCTTGACCGGATCCGGTGTTCGAGGATGGCAGTTCCGTATACACGTGGAACTGGAACGTGCTGCCGAAGGAATGCGATGTAATTGTAAGGACGCTGCCGGCAGCGGTTGCCCAGACGCCATCGAAGATCGCGTTGATGAAGTTTGCGAAGTGCTGCGCAATGGTGTTGTTCGTATCCTGCCCGCCGAACACCGTCTTGCCGATCGCGGAGCCGCCAACGTGCAGCCAAGCGACATCCTGATCGTTCCAGTTGCCGGAGAACGTGACCGTGCACTGCGGGTAGGACGGACTGGCCGCGACCGACTGCTTCCACCAGAAGACCCCGCAGTAGTGATCGATCTCGCCTATTAAGCCGAGTTTCTGAATGTTCCACACCAGCCTCTGCGGCGACAGCTTGTAGGTGTTGTCCGTGTCGAAGTCGGTCGCCACCCCGGCATCCGTCCGCGTCTGCGGCGCATCCGGCACATCGCTTTTGACAGCGCATTCCAGAAAGTCAAAGTAGAAGTACCAACCGGAACTCCCGGAGTTCTTCGCGCTCGTAAGTGCGATTACCACGCTGTGCTGCCCCGCGGGCACTCCAGTAAACAGCGGCCGCCGTAACTGCCCCGTTGAGGCCACCGGACAGTAGCAATCGAGCGTCACCGGAGTCCCGCCGTCGAGCGACGCGCTCACGATGCCGCAGTTGGTGTCCAGGCGCGTCCCCACGTAAATGTCGTGCGTGCTCTGGCAGTGCGTCTCGATGGTCAGCTTGCGCGCCTCGCCGGAACTGTACGCCGACCGAATCGCCCGCCCCAGGCTCCAGAAATCGGACACGACGGGAGCCACAACGGACGGATCTTCCCAGTAACCCGAACGCACCACCCACGGATTGTCTTCCTCGATGCGAACAGATCCCGGCCCGGCCACCTTGAGCGGGCGTTTGCTCCCCGAGTCTGTCACTGTCCAGTTCGTCACCACCATCTGCCATTCAGTTGGTTGGTATGCCTGGCCGTTGGGGAGCGCGGGCGCGATGGTCCACCAGACCTTGTCCACGTTGCTCCAGCCGAGGGTGGAGAACTCGATATGAACGTGCCAGGACACGTTGTCCGAAGAGCCGCCTGATAAGTTCCAATTGGTCGCGGTGAAGTACAGACGGCTGCTGCTGTTGTTGTCCGTCTGATAGAACCCCACCATGTTGCCATCGGCACCAGGCGCGGCGGTCACCACCAAAGTGGATGATCCCGATACCGACGCACTGAGCGTGACTGGCCCATTGCTCGTCCAATTGACGGCGTTGATCTGCTGGGCGATGGACTGTAA